CGCTGCGTCAGCGGTCACGGTCATGTCGATCTTGAAGCCCACGCGCTGCGCGGTGTACTTCAGCGACTCCGCCACCGGCTTCCAATCCTCGATGCACACATCGTCGGTCAGCGGCCAGTACACGTGGATGCCGCCGCCAGAATCAACAAGCCACGGCACGCCCAGTTTATCTAGGCCCGTGGCTTTGAGGAAGTCCAGCAGCGCTTGGATCGCTTCGCGCTTGGTGGTGTACGTTTTGGAGGAGTCCTTCTGGGCTCCGCAGTCGATGTCCACCCACAACGAGCGCACGGCCAGTGCGTTGGCCGCCAGCCTGTTCTTGTCGTGGAAAACTGCCAGCGCGAAGAACGTGTTGTTGTTCCCCAGTGATAGCAGTTCAGTTGTGTTGCTCAGTGTTGATAGATCATCACAGAACGTATTGCGTTTAGCGGGTAGCTCGAACGCGCAGTAGCGGCCTTGGCCTTCCGTCGGAAGGACAGCCGCCAGAAAATCTGTCGGTTGCATGGCAGCCCTTGTTAACGGTTGTCGTCAAGAGCGGCGAGTGCTTTTTTTACAATTTCTTCCTGCCAAGAAAACGGCAGTGACTCCTTGCGGTCTATGTACATCTGCGCGTAGTGCAGAAGCTCCGCATAGGTTAGTGTGGTCGGTTGAATTTCTGACATGCCGTGCTCCACGCAACATCCCCGTTGGGTGCTGCCTTTAGTATGTTGATGAGTTGATCTACGCGGTCAGTATATGCGTTGGTCACGGACTTGCCGGAGTACCAGTTATACACCGTCATGCGAGCCGCGCCAAGTATGTAGGCTATCTCCCTGATGGAGATGTCTTTTGCTATGGCGAGACGCGCAAGTTCAAGGCCGATCGTATTAGGACCGGCCTTAACGCGTTGCTTGATATTGTTTGAGTAGTAGCGCATGGTAAAAGAAGGTTGGCAGGGGGTGTGGCCCTCTCCGGTTAACGGGGGCCCTTGTTGAAGGCGTGCTCGCCGCCCCCTGCTTCCCAAACCTATTTTACGGTCACTCGTCGTCCCACTCGCCCAACACCGCGGCTAGTCCTGCGGCGGGGGCTGCCTTGGCTGCAGGTGCAGACTTCTTCACTTCTGGCTCTGCAGCCTCATCTTCACCACCGCCGTTGTCGTACTCCTTGGGAGCCGGCTTGGCTGCAGCTTTCTTCTTGGGCGCTGGTGCTGGCGCTTCCTCATCGTCAGCCACAGGGGCCGCCTTCTTCTTGGGCGCTGGTGCCGGTGCCTCGTCTTCTTCATCGGTCACAGGAGCCGCTGCAGCGGGTTTCTTCCCGGGCAGTGGGAGCGCAGCGGCTGCGGCAACGGGTGCCACGCCATCCTGCTGGCTTACGGTCATAGTGATCGCTTGCATCGCTTCGACAGACGCGCCCTTCTCGGAAGTCGTTGCGTACTCGTCGGCTTCCAACCAGCGCATTGCTTTGAAGAACAACTTAGGCGTTGCGGCCGTGGTGTCAAAGCGCATGCGTGTGACCATCATGCTAATGTCGTTGCCCTGCGCGGCATGGAAGCGTGCGTACTCTTGCAGTGGGCGGTTCTCGCCTTCGCCCTTGCCGAAGATGGAGGTAGCGGGAATAGTCAACTGCATGACATCGCCTTCCATATCGTTGGCCAGCACCACAGCCATACGCTGACTGAAGCGGCAGGCGCGTGACTCGCCTTGGCCAGAGCCCTTCTGGTTGTTGGGGCAAGCAGCGCAGGTTGGTGCGCACTTGGCCTTCACAGCAGCGTCAGGCTTGTCACCGTCGCTGGACCAGCATACGGGGGCTGCCACTGCGTTCTCATCGAACGTACCTGCGTAGAAGGTGCGCGCCACTTTCGGTGCGGCGTTGGCAATAACCACGTCGAGGAAGCGCTCGTCAACTGCAGCCACTTCTTTGCCGCCGGCGATCAGGCGAAACACGCCGCCCTTGATGGAGATGCGCTTGCCCTGACTTGCGCCTCCAGCGATAGCCTGCGCGACTGCGGAGAGCGCGCCCTTGGTTGCGAATGAGGGACGAACTGCGGAAGGGTTGAATACTTGAATGTTGCTCATGCTGTTTCCTAGTTAAATAAAAGACCAAACAAAACCTTTGTGATGCTTGCGCTGTCCAGTACACACCATGGTGATGTTTCCTTGACTAAAACCACAGCGGGCAGCGTCCGCTATTGCATCCCACACCTTGACAACTTTCCCGTCAGGGGTGCACTGCTTTACAGGTTTACGAAGCGGGTGCGTTCCGCTCACAATCCCGTAATTACCTTTGCGCGTGCGACAGTTTAGTACCGTTAGCGCGTGCTTGCGATTTTCAGACTGGCTACACCACTCCAAATTAGATCGCGCATTGTTTGTGCGCACGCCGTCTTTGTGGTTGCACTGGTCGCCTACGACACTGGTAAACGCGCGAAGCACAAGACGGTGCAATAAGTACCATTTAAACACTCCCGTTTCTGAAGGTAGACGGACCTGTAAGTAGCCTGAGTTCGTAGTGTTGGGCTTTAACAGCCTTGCTTCTTTTGCCACACCGCCGTGTGAGTTAGAAAAGCTGCGTACTTGCCCCGCCTCGCTTACTTCGTAGCGAGGGTCAATCCATGTTAACGGAACCCACTTCATTTTGTCGGGCGGCGTACAGCCACTTCAATCTCTGAAACGATGTTCAGGCCGGGGGGTACATTGCCGGGGTTCTTATCCAGAAACTCAGCCATGTTCTTTTGTGCGACGCGCTGCTCGTAGAGATCAGCGGCGTCGTTCTCAATGACAAAGCGCTTGAAGGCGTCCTTGTCCATTGCGTAGTAGCGTGTCTTCGTGATTAGTGACACCGTGCCGTACTCTGTCTTGGAAGACAGCGACCCCATTGCGCGCAGTTGGTCCTTCATGGTGGAAGATACCTGCGCCTGCTGTGCCTTCAGCGTCTCAACCTGCGTCTCATAATCGCGGGTCAACTCGCTGATCTTGTCACGAATCTTGACGTAGACTTTTGCAAGCCTGTCCATTGGAATTACTTCATCGGTCATTTGTGTTTCTCCTTGTTATGTACAGAATTGTACATTGAATTTGCGGGTTGCAACATTTATTTTTAAGCTCCTTTCATTTCAAAGTCGAACATCTGGGACAGCACCGCGTGGTCGTCCACCTTCTTATCCATCGCATCGAACATCTTCTTCTCGATGGGGCTGCCTTGGATATGAATCACCGTCACCTTGTCGGAGGTCTGTCCTTGGCGGTCTGCGCGCGCTATGCACTGCACATACTGCTCGACTGACATCAGGGGGCCAAAGAAGATCACCGTGTCCGCTGCTGTCAACGTAATACCGTGCGCAGTAGCCTGCGGCTGCATGATCAACACACGGGGCGTGTCGCTGTTCTGGAAGCGCTGAATGATGTCCCCGCGCTTCACTGCCGTGACCCCGCCGTGAATCTCCTCCGACGCTATGCCGTGCTTGTGCATGAACGTGCTGATCTGGTCGATGCTGGCGCGGAACAGAGCGAAGATGATTACCTTGCGATCCGTCTCTTCCAGAATCTCCAGCAGCACGTTAAGCCTTGGTGTGGCGTCGAACTCGATGACCTCTTTATTTTCCGTGAGCGCAGCGCCGCAGGAAATCTGCAGCAGCTTGGATACCACCGCCGCCTTGTTCACCGCAGTGATCGTCTCCCCTGCGATCTGCGCGAGCATCTGGTCCTTGATCAGCTTGTAGTACTTGTTCTGCTGCGGGGTCATCTGCACCTCGCGCGTCTGTGTCAGTACCGGCGGCAAGTCAAGGCACTGTGCCTTCGTGAAACGTATCGCTGGCTGCAGTACGTCGTACACCATCTCCTTCGCGCCTAGCTTCGGGGCCCACTTGAACGTGGTGATTTTGTTCATCACCTTGTCGCGCCATGCCGTGAAGAAGTTTGGCACCCCGTTAGGGTTAACAAGTTTGGCCAAGCCGTATGCGTGCAGTGGAGACTGCGCAGCGGGAGTGCCGGTCATCATCCATAGGAACGTATGGGGCTGGATGATCTTTGCCAGAGACTTCCAGCGGCGCGTTGTGGCAGTAGCGTAAGCGTTGGCCTCATCCACGATGATCAGATCGAACCGGCCGTCCTGCTTGATCTCGTCGGCTACCAAGTTCAGTCCGTCATAGTTGATGATCACGATTTCGTAGTCGCCTTGGATCATCTCTATCCGGCGCGTTGCTTGCGCATGGTGGGCGATCACTGCACTACGGTGAATCACACTGCGGTTGATGTCCCCCATCCATGCGCTCTGCATAATAGAGAGCGGACAGACAACGAGCACGCGGCGAACTTCACCACGGTTCATCAGGTAGTCCGCTGCCCATAGGGCGCTGATCGTCTTGGCAGTACCCGGCTCGTTGAACACGAACGCCCTGCGGTGCAGTGTCAGGAACCCCGCTGTCTGCTTCTGGTGATTGAACGGCTTGTAACGTCCGGGCCAGTTGTAGCTGCGGTTGATGGGCGAGGGTGCATCTTTGATGCCGAGGTTTTTCAACACCCGCATCTCATCCAAGCCCCAGTACACGGCAACCTCGTACCCACCGGGTATCGGCTGCACATGCTTCTTGGGTATCACGCTGTACTTGTCCGCGTTGCGTGTGCGAAACCGCACCGCTTTGTTCTCAATGATTTCCATTGTTTTATTTCTTGTTGTCGCCGTACATCTTCGGCTGCCGCTTGCGCCACGCTGCGTTCTCGCTGCGCTTGATGACACGTAGATTACTCTTGGCGTCTGCGGCCCCGCCGACATCCAGCGGTACGATGTGATCGACTTGTGTGTCGTCGCCTTTCTTGGCCTTGCCACTACGCAGCGCAGCTTGGCGAGCGCGGTTGTTGGCCTCGCGCTTGTTGACGTTTTCGGGGAGCGAATTATATTTTTTTTGATAGGCCAATTT